TACTACTTATGTACCGCCATGTATCAAAGAAAGTAATTACAGACCTCGTGATAATAGTAATTATAGACCTCGTGATAATAGTAATTATAGACCTCGTGATAATAGTAATTATAGACCTCGTGAGAAAAGCAATTTTAAATCACATGATGAAGAAGAAGGATTTATTTCTCTTGCTGATATTAATAAAAAGAAAAAATCTAATTTTACATTAGACAATGATAATTTTCCAACTCTAGGTAAAAAAAAAATAAATATCCAAAATTCTACATGGAAAGTTACAGAAAAAGTTTTATCAAGTGAAACTAAAAAAAAAGTTCAAGATGAAAAAGAAGAAAATATATTTGAAAAAAATAATTTAAATCAATTGTCATTAAATTCAAATAAAAAAGTAAAAGAATCTATCGATGATTCAGATAAAATTTCTGATAATAAAGAAATAAAAGAATCTAAAAATAATATTGATAGTGATTATGATGAAAATTATGAAGAAAATTTTGAAGAAGATTTTGAAGATATAAATGACGATGATTGGTAAAAATATTTATTTATAAAAAATAATTGATATTTAAATATTATATATATATAACAAAGTAAATCTTAAAATTATTATGAGTAATACAAATATAGATAACAATAGCGGGTCAATAAAACTAATAATAGGATGTATGTATTCAGGAAAAACATCACAGCTAATTAGAGAGATTAATAAATGGAAAAGTATTGGAGTAAATATTTTAGTTATAAATTATGAAGATGATAATAGATATGGGGATGATAATTTTATGTATAGTCATGATAAAGTAAAAACAGAATGTATTAAAGTTAAAGAATTAAAAAAAATAAGTAATGATACAATTAATAAATATTCTGTCATATTAATAAATGAAGGTCAATTTTTTAAAGATTTGGAAATAAAAGTAACACAATGGTGTGAAATATTAGGAAAAAAAATAATTGTGTCAGGTTTAGATGGAGATTTTCAACGTAAACCATTTGGACAAATTCTAAATTTAATTCCTATTGCAGATGAAATTATTAAAACTAAAGCATTATGTAATATTTGTAAAGATGGAACAAGTGCATTATTCAGTTGGAGGTTAACAGGTGAATTAGAACAAACTGTAATAGGTAATACTAATTATATTCCTGTATGTAGAAAACATTTTTGTGAATTAACAAATACAAATTTGCTACAATCAAATCAAAAATAATTAATTATTACATTTATTTTCTTTGGTATCATCATAATCTTCAGGAAAATGTTTAATTAAGATATCTCTAATTTTAATGTCTTTTTCAGAATCATAAAGTAATACAAGATTCTCAATATTTTTTTTTAATTCACATTTTTTTGTTTGATTATCTTTATAATATTCTAACAAATAATCTAAAATATGGTTACTCTTTTCTGTGTTATTAAATACATTACTCAATTCCAAATCTGGTAATTCATGAATTAAAGTAGATTTACTTATACAATCAGATTTTTTGTTTGTTATCGAACAATTGTTAATATCTTTTATTTCTTTTCTTAACCATCTCATAATATTTTTAATATCTTGTTTTCTTTTTGTATTGGAATACCATTTACAGCAACTATTAACTTGATTAAAATTATTATTTTCATCATAATTTTTTAAACATTCTTCTTCTAATTTATTTATATTCTTTACAAACATATTATTAAATTTATCATCTTCTTTAAATAATTCATTAGTGTAGCTGTTATTACCTATTTTACATTCATTAATATTTGAAGAAAATCCTTCGCACGTATAATTAGGTGAAATAAGTAAACATACTATGAAAAAAATTAATAACCCTAATATTAAATTCATATATATATATATATATTGATAAATTTTTTTGAATTAAATTAAATAATTAATAATATTTTATTATTTTTTAATTGTACTATATCAGTTTCTATATTATTTTCAATATCAAATTCATTAATTGTCAATAATTTTTCATCATTTTTATTATATATATAAATATTATCAATATTAGTTATTTTTAAAATATTTAAAATTGAATAAGGAATATAATAATTTAATCTCATTTCTAAAATAGGTTTATTTCTAATATATTTTGAATTAAAAATTGTTAAATTAATTATATTTAAGTTACTATATGGGATAAGGCATTTTTTAATAACAAAAAAAATAGTATTATTATTATTGATAAGATTATTTAATGTTTTATAATCAAATTTGTAATTTTCTATTATTATTAATGAATCTTTTATTGATAAATTATTTGTGTAATTATTATTTATTATTTTAAAATTTTTTTTTTTACAAAAATTTTTGTTTTTAATATTATTAAAATTATTGTGAAAATAATATTTTGATTCAAATATATTTAAAATATTAAAAATATTTTTATTCTCAAATATTTCTTTTAAATAAATATCTCCATAAATTAATACAAATTTATTATAAAATATATTAATTTCCATATATTATTTTTATATAATATATTTTTTTATTTAACCAAAGTTACTTTTTAATTCGACTTTAATATTTCTTTTTTTTATTTTTAAAATATTAATTTTTTTTTGAATGTTTTTAATTAGTTTTTTTATTATAACATATTTTTCAAAATTATTTTCATCTTGATATATTTTTTTTTGTAGATTAAGAATATTTAATTTAATTTCTAATTCGCAAATATTTTTTTTATATTCATTATATTTTGAAATTAATTCATTAATATATTTTTTATTAAAATTATTATTTTGTATATTGAAAGTGATAATTTTTCTATCCGCAGGTAAATTATTTATTTGTTTTTTAGGAATATTTTCAGTTTTTGAAATAATTAATTCAAAATGATCACCATAACAAGCTATAGCGCATCTATCTTCAACAGGAAAAAATTTATTTATATGAAATGCTGCTTTTCCTAACCAAAGATTAATGAGTTTATTATTTTCTATTTTTTTATTTACATAATGAAAATCTATTCCAAAATTAAAATAATTACAAATTTTTTTCATTGAATCTAAATGTTCAGGAATTATATAATCAATCATTTCATTATTTTTCCCAGGAAATTTTGAAATATTTCTTAAACTTTTCACAGAAATATCTTTATAATTTTTATTATACTTTAAAAAATCACATATACTTATCCAAAAACATGAATTAGTAAAATCTTCAATACAACCATTATTTGAAATAACAGTAAAAATTGAGGTATTATTCATTTAGATACTTGTTATTATATAATTAATATTAATATATTAATAATAAAATTATGAATTTAGTTTTACCTGAAATAGAACAACAAAATGTATGCAATGTATATGATAATATAAATAAAGATTTTTCAATCACAAGATATAAAATATGGCCTAGTGTCGAAAATTTTTTAAATAATTTTAATGTAGAATCAAAAATATTAGAAGTAGGATGTGGAAATGGTAAAAATATGATTGATAGACCTGAAAATTTTTATGGATGTGATATTTGTAAAGGTTTTGTAAATATATGTAAAGAAAAAGGATTAAATGTTGTACAATCTGATGCTACAAATTTACCTTATGAAGATAATTTTTTTGATGTAACTATTTCTATTGCAGTAATTCACCATTTATCTACCATAGAAAGAAGAAAAAAGGCAATAGAAGAAATGTTAAGAGTAACTAAAGTTGGAGGTTCTTTACTAGTAGAAGTTTGGGGATTAGAAAATAATAATAAAGCATCAGGTCCAGATACAATGGTTCCTTGGAATAGAAGTGATAAAATATTTTACAGATATTACCATTTTTTTGAAAAAGATGAAATTATAGATTTAATTAAATCATTTTCAAATTGTGAAATCAAAAAAATTTATTGGGAAAAATTTAATTGGTTAATAGAATTTACTAAAATTTAATCTAAAATATTTTTTATTTTTTTAATACATTATTATAAATGAGTATATCAAAATATATAACAGATATAATAATTTTAGATTGTGGATCTACTGGTTGTAGATTTAATATTTTAAGAAAAGAGAAAGAAAAATATATATCAGAAGAAATAGGAAAAAAATTACCATCACTTCAAGATATTATTACAAATAATTCCAAAAAAAAAAATTTTATAAAATTATTTATTAATTATATAAATAAATATAATCTTAAAAAATCAAAATTATTTATAGGCATAACTGCAGGAATAAGAAATTTATCAAATAATATAAAAAAAGAAATAATAATAGAAGTAGGGAAAATATTTAAAAAAATTCCAATAAAGTTATTAGAACCAATAAAAATTATGACAGCATATAAAGAATCATTGTATGAGAAAATTTCTGTAAGTTATATTTTACATAATTGTAGAAATGATTTATTACCAGTAGTTAAACCAAATCAAATATTTGGACATATAGGAATGGGAGGAGCATCTATACAAATTTCAATAAATAATAATATTAAATTATGTCAAAAAGGAAAGAATATTTTAATACCCTTGTCTTTTACTATTCATAATTCAGATAAATTAATAGATAAATATTTTAAAGATAATAAATTTAAAAAAATACTTGGATATTTTTATGGTATAGAAACTATATATTTTATAATAAAAGATAATTTAGGAATTAATTTTATTGGTAAACCATTATCAGTAAAATTTCTATTAGAAAAATTAAAAATTAGAACTAAATTAAATGATAAAAGAGAATATTTGAGTAAATATATTTTTATTAGATTATTAGAAAATATATTTGATAAAAGAAGCAAAATAATACCAATTCCTCGGTCATTATGTAGTGTAAATGATGAATGTATATGGGCATTAGGAGTTTTTTTAAAAAAATTAAAATTATACTGTGTATAATAACTATTTATTAATATAATTTTATTTAATATGCAATCTAAAAGGTTCAAATAACATTTTTTCTTTCCAATTATTTATATAAAAAATTATTTGTATATATCTATCATTTTTTATAAATAATTATGTAAAATTATTTAATCTTTTTGTAAATATTTATATAGTTTCCTTGAACTTAAATTTTTATAATATTTAATTGG